GCTTCATGAAACTCTCTATGCATGCAACCCTCTCTGGTGGCTTAAATAGTAGGATAGTACGTTAGCACGGCTTCACAAGCGCCGTCAATGGTGCGGATAGGGGTGTTGAAGGGTTGTTGACAGGTGGTTCCATGCGTGTTAGGTGATGCCTTGGCTACAGAGAGAGGGCTAGAAATATGGGTATGCTTGAAGCCGCGAAGGCTATCAATGAGAAATTGCCGCTTTTGATGACGTTGTGCGGTCCGCCTGGTTGCGGGAAAACCAGTCTGGCGGCACTGTTACCTGATCCGTTCATTATCCGCACGGTTGGCGAGAACGTGCCACGTGACATTGAAAAGGCACCGGATGGGCTGGCGGCAATCGGCGGAAAACAGGTTGAGGTGAACGGCGTTCGCATCTGGGATGAAGCGGAGCTGTACGACCAGCTTATGGCTCTGGTGCGTGAGGAACACCAGTACAAGACTTTGATTATCGATAGCGTGACGGGGCTGGAGAGCCTGTTTGTGCAGAACATCCTTGCCGTGCAGCCTGCCAAGCAACAGACGATGAACGCGGCTGGTAGCGGGTTCGGTTCGGCGTGGGGCAATGTTGTGTCCAAGCATAGCCGGGTGATGAAGGCTGCTGAGGCTCTGCGGGACCGAAAGGGGATGAACGTCGTATTCATTGCGCATACGTCTGTGGTGCAGGTGGATTTGCCGGATCAGGACCAGTACAGCAAGTATGAGTTGAAACTGCACACTGACAAGGACGTGTCGAAAGACTGTTCTGGCATCTACACTGCAAACGTCGATCTTGTGGGCTTCATCAAGCAGGAGACGTTTGTGCTGGACGGCAAGGCCAAGACTTCGGACACGCGGGTTATTTCCGTATCCCTGTCCCCGTCCAACGTGTCGAAAAACCGTCTGGGCATTGAAACGGATATTCGTTTCAAAAAGGGTGAGAACCCGTTTGCGCAGTGGATGTGACCAACAAAACTGACTGACTGACCAACGAAACGTGTAAAAGGAATACCCGATGAGCTTTTGGGATTTGAGCGACGGAACGACTACGACTGCAACGACTGAATACGAGGCGCCTAGCGGGGATAGCACGCCAATCCCTGACAATACGGACGTCATGGCCTTCCTGGATGAAGTCAAGTGGGATGCGAAAAACGACCAGAAGTACATCAGTGCGCGTTGGCGCGTTGTCAAACCGGTTGCGTTCAAGAACCGTGTAGTTTTTCAAAAGCTGTGGGTGCTTGGGAATAACCCCGCCCAGAACGATCCCGAAAAACGAAAGAAGCAAGGCGACAATGCAAAGCGCATGCTGGGCGCGATTGACGCGAACGCTGGCGGCGAGTTGCTGGGCATCAACGGCATTCCGTCCGATGAGGATTTGCAGCGTTCCTTGATGAACAAGATGATGGTCACCAAGCTCAAGGTTTGGGAAATTAAGGGTGACGATGGCGCGATGATGAAAGGCAATTGGGTTTGTGCCGTGTCGCCCAAGACGAAAGAGATTGACGAAACCGTCAAGCCCGCATCGCAGCCTGCCAAGTCGCCCAACCCCGCGACCAACGGAACGGCCCGTTACGACGATGAGATTCCGTTCTGACAAGCTGACGTAACCGTGGGCGGCTGTAATGGCCGCTCACTCCATATTGAGGGGATACCATGGAACAACCGCAGCAACGCAGCGCTGAATGGCACGCGCAACGTGTGGGTAGGGTTACTGGCAGCATTGTGGGGGCTATCCTTGGGGTCGCCCCATACCTGACGCGTGATGAATGCCTTCGCAGTATGGTGCGGGCTTACCATAATGCACCGTCCGAGTTTACTTGCAACATTGCAACCGAATGGGGCACGCAGAACGAGGCCGGCGCGGTCTGGGCATATGAATTGGAAACCGGCAACACGGTTGTGCCAGCTTACTTTGAGACGCATGAGGATTGGCTAGGCGCATCCCCTGACGGATACATCGGGGAAGATGGTCTGCTAGAGGTCAAGTGCCCATTCGGCATTCGCAAGGATTTGGAACCCAAGCTCAAATCAATTGCAAATCAGCCGCACTACTATGGGCAAATTCAGGTGCAGCTGTATGTCACGGGGCGCAAATGGTGCGACTTCTGGCAATGGACGCCTCACGGGCAAAAGCTGGAACGTGTCGAGTACAGCCAAGAGTGGATCGACAATAATTTGCCGAAGCTGCGGCAATTCCATGCAGAGTATTTGTCTGAAATTGACAATCCTTCGCACCTGGAGCCAATCCGCAAGGAAATCAGCACGCAAGCTGCAAGGCTGTTGCTTGATGAATACGATCAGTTGAGTGAGGCTATTACCAATGCCGAGGAACGCCGCAAGGAAGTAATGGCTTTGCTTGTTGGCATTGCGGACGGAAAGAATGCGTTTGTTTGTGGCCGTAAGCTGACAAAGGTTGAACGGGCCGGATCGGTGAAATATGCCGATGTTGTCAAGAAACACTTGCCAGACCTGGACCTGACACCCTATAAAGGTAAATCGTCAGAGTTTTGGAAATTGGGATAGTACCCACAGAGGAGAGATAAAATGGCAACTTTTGATCCTATCGAAAGCCAAAAAGTTAACCCAATCCGAGTAAAAGAAATTAGGGAAGATATGGGAAGCGGCTTATTGGCTGCTAGCCGTATCGCCAAGGCGCAAGCCCTGTGCACGGAACTGGCAAACCTTAGATATCGCATGGATAAATACGAAGGTGCAACAGACCGCGAAGTGATTAACGCCATTCTGGATATCCTCATTTCGTCTATTGAGTATTAACACAATGCTGCAATTACGACCGTACCAAAAAGCCGCAGGGGATGCGGCTTTAAATCACATGCGCGCCAGCATTGAGCCTGCGTTGATTGATGCTGCACCAGCAGCGGGCAAATCCTTTGTAATCGCCTATGTTGCCAATGAGTTGCACAGGATCAGCGGTGGTAAGCGGGTGCTGTGTTTGGCACCTGGTCGGGAATTGGTAATTCAAAACCACCAGAAATACATAAAAACCGGAGAACCTGCTTCTATATTCAGCGCGTCGGCTGGCAGTAAATCAACTCGGCATCCCGTTGTGTTTGCCACGCCGCAAACCGTAATTCGCAGCATGTCGCGTTTTATGGATGGTTACTGCGCTGTTGTAATCGACGAATGCCACGGCATTACTGCGACTATCAAGGAAATCATTACGTCAATGCGCGAGAACAATCCTAACCTGCGGGTGTTGGGATTGAGTGGGACGCCGTTTCGACTGAATGAGGGGTACGTTTACCGCATTGATGCGGATGGCCGCGTAATACCTGAGGACCAGGCAGCAAATCCTTACTTTGCAAAATGCGTATACCGTGTTCCGGCCAGTGAAATGCTGGAACAGGGGTTTCTATGCCCTATGGTGATCGGCGCGCCTATGGCCGATGGGTACGACACCAGCGTGTTGCAGCTTAACCGGATGGGCCAATTCAGCGCAGATACGGTTGACAGGGCTTTTGTGGGAAAGGGCCGAGAGACAGCGGCAATCGTGGCTGATGTGATCGAACAGGCACGGCCTTATCCCGGTGGGGTGATGTTCTTTGCTGCGACTGTCCAGCACGCGCAGGAGATCATGGATAGCCTGCCCAAGCACAACAGCGGAATTGTCACGGGCCAATCCACAGACCGCAAGGACACCATCGAACGATACCGCAACAAGAGCGTGAGATACCTTGTCAGCGTAGGGGCGCTAACAACCGGCTTTGACGTGGAACATACCAGCGTGATTGCCTTGCTGCGTCGTTCGGAAAGCGCCGCCCTGTTGCAGCAGATCATGGGCCGGGCGTGGCGTATGCACCCTGACAAAGTGCATAGCTTGCTGCTCGACTATGCGGACAACATATCAAACCTATTCCCTGATGGGGACATTTACAAGCCCGTCATCAACGCGCGTGTTGCCAAGGAAGGATCTAGCTTGGTTGACTGCGTTTGCCCGATGTGCAGCGCGGAAAACCAATTCAGCGCACGTCCTAACCCGGATGGATACCCGGTCGATAAGGCGGGGTACTTTCTGGACCTGGATGGGCAGCGTATTGACGTTTCAGGGTTTGGCCCCATGCCAGCACACTACGGAAGGCGGTGTGTCAACCTGATCCCTATTGGTGGGGGTAAGCTGGGGCAGTGCCAGTATCGCTATACATCCAAGCCGTGCCCCCACTGTGACGCACCCAACGACATTGCGGCGAAGTATTGTTGCGAGTGCAAGGGGGAAATCGTTGACCCCAACGAAAATCTGTCTATTGAGTTTCGGGCGTTGAAGCGCAGCCCGTTTAACCGCCAGTGCGATAAGGTGGTAAGCTGCGATGTGAAGGACGGGGTTAGCCAATCCGGTAATCCGGTCAAGCGGGTTGACTTTACCACACCGTACCGCAGTTTCAGCATATGGCTGCAAACCAACCCCAAGCATGAGCGGGCGCTGCGTGATCTGGACAGGTGGGGTGCACTAGGTGGCGAATTGCCGCAGAGCGTGGAATACCAGAAAGACCAGTCTGGGTTTTTCACGATTTACAGTTATAACAAGGAGCCAGACCATGATCCTACCCAGTGATATTCAGGTATTCGGGGATACGTCATTCCGTGGGGCATGCCCTACGGAAACAGCAGAACAGGTGACGTTTTTTGCAACTGTAAGACGACAATGGCCCGGCACTGTCGGGCTTATTGCTGTTCACATCAAGAATGAGGGGAAGCGCCGGGCTGGTCAAGCAAACTGGGACAAAGCAAACGGCATGACTGCTGGCGCGTGTGACGTGTTCATACCTGGCATGCCTAGTTGCCTGATCGAGTTGAAGCGCCGCGACCATACCCAATCCAAGATCAGTGAGGATCAATTGAAGTACATGCGCGCAGCACAAGCTGGGGGCAGTTTTGTGTGTATCGCCCTTGGGTATGAGGCGGCTTTGGCGGCGGTTCGGCAATGGGTCCAGTGATGTTCTGCATGACTGGCTTGGATGAATATTCCGTGTCCGAGGCCAAGGCATACATCGCGCGGTTTGGGTACACGTCAGACGATGTTGCCATAAAAAAGGGCGACAACTGTATTCTAGTTGTCGCCAAGAGAAAGCTATGGTGAGTGGGGTTCCCTAAAACAAGGAACCCGCGCTTGCTTCTGCGTCTGCAAGGTTTTTGCCAGCCATTGCGGCATATTCGGGTTTAAGCTCGAAACCGACATAGCGCCGCATTTGCTTGATAGCTTGGTATCCCGTGCTGCCAATCCCGTTGAACGGGTCCATCACTACATCGCCCGGCTTGCTGTAAAGGCGCAGACACTTGTCGATAGTGTCCAGCTGCAAAGGGCAAACGTGCCGCTCGTCGGCATCACCACGGGCGTTGCGCCAGCCGTTTAGCACGTTCCCTTGGTTGACGCTCATCCAAACGGGGCTGGCCAGCTTTTGCCATTCCAGTACGTCAAACTCCACATGCGGCAGGATCGCCCGCAGCAAGTCATCATCAGGCACGGCGGAACATAGACCCTCGCGGCGCATGTGTTCCAGCCATTTGCGCGCGATAGGAAGAGCTGCCTCTGTATCGCCCGGCGCTGCATGTTCGATCCTGTCGGGGTTGTCGCCATCTTTTCTGAAGAACAGCATATAGTCAGGCATGCCAATCCGGTTCATGGCGCTGTCTTTGCGGATTTGCTTGTATAGCAGCCCAAGCGCTTTCGTGCGCTGCATTTCAACAACCGGGTCTTTCCAGATGGTTGTACGGCCATGGTAGATCAGCCCTGCATCGGTGTGCGCCTTGATAAGATCGCCTGAAAAGTCCTGCAATCCGATTGCCCCATCCCGACCTTTGCGCATCGGCAAGTCTGTGCAGTGAACGCACACGATGCGGCCAGGCTTCATGACGCGTGTCAAAGCGTTGGCGAAAAACATGTACTGGTTGATGAACGCCGATCCGGTTCCGGCGTTGCCAAGATCACGCTCACTGTCGGAATAAACGAATAGGTCGCCGAAAGGGGGTGAGTAAATTGAAAGGTCAACACTGCTTTCCGGCATTGAGTGCATTCCCTCAATGCAGTCAGAATTGTGCAGTACCCATCCCAAGCCGCTATATTCAGGTTTTTTCATGTCCAATCCACTCCTTATGGACGTTCTTTTTACTGTGAACCCATCTATGGCACGTATCGCACAGAAGGGCAAGGTTATTTGGATCAGCTCGCAACAATGGGTATCTAGTAAACCCGAAGATATGATGAACGTGAAACTTTTTCGTATCACGGTCGATTGACCTATGATCTAGTCCGCATTTCTGGCACTTTGCATCATCCCTTTGCCAAACTGAAACGCAAGCCGACTTCCACTCATCGGAGGCATAAAATGCTTGCCTGACTGGACTTGACCCGCCTTTCCACGACGGATGATTTTCGCCACGTCTACCTTTTAGTACGTGATCGCCATTTGGAAGGAAAAGCCCTTTAGAACCATCGTCAACGCGCGCTTGCCGCAGCTTTTCTTTAGTGGCATCTGAATGATGCCATCCTGTCGCGTGTGGCTTTCCTTTTCCAAACTGTTGACGCTCGTCAGACCCCCTTGGCCTAGTTTGGATGCCATAATCCTTTAGCCAATTCCATACTGACTTTTGATCTCGATTAACGATCAATCCAATGTCAACAGAACTCATCTTCTGCGTAACATAAAGATCAAAAAGCTGATCCCTTGTCAGTAGCTTAGCGCGTTTCTGATAGTTGCCCTTGCAACCGAAATTGCAAAAGAAATTTCGTACATACGCTAATGGAACATTTCTCTTTATAAGCGTGCCGCACTCTGCACACGGCACTATTCTTGATTGTGTTTTCGCTACCATTTTCAGAACATAGGCAATCGATAATTCAGTGTCAATCTTCCTCTTTCTTTACCCACTCGGGGAACCATAGATCAAGCGGGCGGTCATATACAACCCTTGTTTTTCCGATTGACTGAGCTTTTTTCATTGCTTCTGCCATGCGGCGTTTCATCTCATCGTGTTTCTCGGATTTGGCGTTGACTACATCCCAGATTGCCGCCTCTGTATCCGCCATGACAATATCGTTTGTGACGACTTCCTGCTGCCCGAAGCGGTGGGACCGGCGCGCAGCCTGGTAGTACTGTTCATAGCTGTAGCTGATGGATGCGAATACAGCATGTGCGCAGTGTTGCCAGTTGACCCCAAAGCCTGCCAGCTTGGGCTTTACCACCATGACGCGGAAATCGCCGTCCGAAAATCCAAGGATCAGCTTTTCCTTTTGTTCCGGCGTCATTGACCCGACGACTTCGCGCGCGTCTGGGATGATCTTTGCCAGTAGCGCGCTTTCCTCGTTGCTTTCGCACCATACGGTAACGGGCTTGTCGTGGGTGGCAAGTTCCGCAGCCTTTTCGCAACGCATCTTCATGGTAAGGCGCTTTTCAGCATGGAACGATGTTGCGGATAGTTCCGGGATGCGGAACAGCATGCCTTGGGTGTTCTGGCTCCGGTCTGCGCTGATATGGTGAATGCGCCGAATGATGGCTGGCAGATTGTAACCCGCATCATCGCCGCCGAGGTCAGACGGCATCGTTGCACACCGCGCCCAAGACGCCACCCACTGCCAGAAATCATCCGCCGCGTGGCCTTTGATGCGCCAATCTTGCGAGGCTGTGGAAGTGTCGTTGATGAACCATTTGGACAGCATTTCCTGCTGACGCATGACGTCAAGAAACTCTGCGTGGTTGCCAAGTTCGGTATGATCGTTGGGGCTGGGTGTAGCTGTTGCGGCCAGCTTGTATTTACACCCGGCGAAGGCATCCACAAGCATCGTGCGGGTTTTCCCGTTGAACGATTTAAGGATGCTGCTTTCGTCCAGGATCACAGCGCCGAACGACGATGGGTCCAGCTTAGCAAGGCGTTCATAGTTTGCCACCATGACGCCAGCACCTACGTCGGACTGTTCGCGTATTTGGCGCGCGTCAATGCCGAATTTCTGCCCTTCACGCACGATCTGTGCTGCGACAGCAAGCGGGGTGAGGATGATGGACGGCTTGCGGGTTTCTTCGGCGCACTGCTTGGCAAATTCCAGTTCGATCAGGGATTTACCAAGACCTGTATCGAGGAAAGCGGCTGATTTTCCGCGATTGAGCGCGAATTCAATAACGGCGCGCTGGTGCGTCTTGACGTGTGCGTTGATGGCTGCGGGCTGAAATCCTGCGGTTGCCACGGCTGGCGCGCGGGACGCGATGTATTCCCTATAGTCTTTGATGCTGTACATAGACCCTCCTACGGTTCCAACCTGCTGTGTACATCACGCGCCCCTGCCAGTCAACCCGCTTGTGTGGTGCGTGCGCCTGTGGTAATGGAAGCATCCAAACAGCGAGGATGGCGATATGGACAGGGTGGAGATGGACAGGGTAGAACGTGACTTCATACTTGAGTTGAACGTGAAAGTGAGGGGTTGCTTTGATATTTCTGGCGATCTGGTCGGAATTTTGGTTGACGGGGTGGATTATGACGGGTATGAGTTGGACATGACGCCGACACTGCGGCGCGCGATAACCCTACATGCAACAAATGAACTGAATTGGAGCGAATGATGCAGATTGAAGTTGGCAAGATGCTTCGTGACCTGAACCTGAAACCCGGTGATGTGGTGGAGTGCCCCGGAGTTGGCTGGTACACGGTCATGCCTGACCTGCGCGTGGTGCATGAGAGCGGAACGATACTAGCTGGCGGATTGAACGCCGAAGGGGACGAGTACCGCCGCGTCAGCCGCGTCAGCCGCTCCCAGCCCGTCACCCTCTCCCCCACCTGGGAAGTGATGGACCCCGCCGACGCGGTGCACGACCCTGACCGCATCCCGCTGCCGGATGGTCGCGTCTACGCCCGCCGGGCGGTTGTGCCGGTGATGGGGGAGGTGGTGCTACACGGGCGGAATTTTGGCTGTAGCTGGGGGTTTGGCCCAACGCAGTTTGACGGCGACACCCACCGCATCACCCTGCCCACCCGTGACGGCGCGTTGATCGCGGGCACCTACACCTCCGCAGACGGCCATTCCGTTGTCGTGGGGGTGGTGTGATGGCAAATAAGCCAACAAAAGCCGAAATGCGGCCATGTGTCTGCCTTTCATGCGGGCAGACCAACGAAGCGCTGTTTTGGTTGCGCGAGGATGGCATTCCGTATCAGACGGCGCGTTGCCCAAAGTGCAGCAACCGCGCCATTGGCATGAGCCTTTCAGGTTTTGGCTACTTCATGACGCAAGTTGCCAAGGAAATCGTTGCACTGAAAGGCGACATTTTGGACATTCAAGGCGCGGGGGATGAAGAAAGATGACCGACTGGCGCGAGAACACCGGAGTGGTGCCGCCCGAGGTGGGGCCGGATACCGTGGTGGAGGTGGAGTATCGGGATGGGGACGTAAATATTTGGGGTGGCGGCGAGTTCCCCAAAAACAACACGCCGGGCCTCTGGTCGATTGACGAAAGCAAGCACGACATCATCCGCTGGAGGTTCCCCGCATGACCATCCGTGAACGCATCGCAGACTACATCACAGGCGGCGAACTGACGTGGGCGCGAAAAAGGGCGGATACAGTCGATGGGCTGTGCCAGAATGCGCTTGGCATCGCCCGCCTGTCGGAAACACAATCCCGCGCGCTTGCCGCCCAGTGCTACGAGTTGCAGCACCGCCTCAACCTCATCGCCGCAGAGGAACGCCCCACCAGCAACGCCACCGTTCGCCGTATGGCGCGTATCGCACGGGGGGAGGTGTGATGGAAACCGGGAAAAATCTGGATGCGCTTGGTGTGAAGCCCGGCAGTGTTGTGGTGTGCACGTGGAAAGATGAGCCGTCTTTCACATACGGTCGCAAGTACACCATTAGCGAAAACGGCGGTGTAATTGATGACGACGGGGATAATTGGGTGACAAAGTATGGTAGAAACCCCAGCACCGTTACTTTTATGGTTACACCGCCGCTGCCCTTCGGTGAAATGTCCGACGCAGAGCAAGGCGCGCTGCTGCTGGCCGCGCATCGGGGCGAGGTGATTGAACTTCACGCGGGCTGCTTTGGCTGGATAGAGTGGGACGGCGAAGGCAGCTTGTTCGAGGCGCATCAGCCTGTCCGCGTCCGCCCCGCCATCACCCGCCACCCCCTCACCGTCAACGGCCAGCACGTCGGAACCGTCGCCATGCAGGACGGCAAAGTGATCCCGGAGAGCGTGGAGTGGAGCGCATGACAAACAACAACCGCAAGGAAACAAAATGAACCACAACATCGAATACGTGATGACGGTAGCGCCTGACAAGAACGGCAAAGCCCAGGTGCAGATCAAAGGCACGCACGGCAAGGCTATTGCCTTCATGTGCAGCGGGGAGGAGGCTGGCATCATCGCGCATATTCTGGCAGATGTCATGTTTGAGGATGGCCACGACTATGCAGAACAGGGGATGATGCATTGAAACTCTACATCACGGAAACGCACAAAGACCCGGCGAACACGCTGCGGCTTATGGCGACACAAAACCCGGCTGGCACTGAGATTGTTTACGCGCTTGGCGACCAATTCCGCGACGGTGAACTTGATCCGGCGTTTCGTATGGCACGCCAGCTTGCATGCGCTGGAACCGTGCGACTGCACCGCAAAGGCAATGAGTGCCTGGCCATCGTTCGCTAGGGCACCATATATAGGCAATAATTGACACGCAGCGCCACCCGCAGTAGGGTGGCGTTTCGCACATGGGGGTTAGTCAATGAAAATGAGAGTAAAGCGCCTTGATCCAAAGGCCGTAATTCCAGTGTACGCCACTGATGGCGCGGGCGCATTCGACATTACCGCCATTACGCATAAGCCCGTATCTCGGGGCATTGCTATGTACGGGACGGGGCTGGCGTTTGAAGTGCCGAAAGGGCACGTCATGCTGGTGTTCAGCCGGAGTGGGCACGGCTTCCGGGATCACACGCGGCTTGCGAATTGTGTTGGCGTGGTTGATAGCGACTATCGCGGTGAGCTTATGGTCAAGCTGGTGCGTGACGATCACGACGATGAAATGCCGTGGCGGGGCGACCGCGTGGCGCAGGGCATGCTTGTAAAGCTGCCGTCTGTGGAATTTGAGGAAGTTGACGAATTGACCGAAACTAAACGAGGCACTGGCGGAATGGGAAGCACCGGCAAATGAATGCGAATACGAATTACGCGCCATTTCACAATGAGATGGCGGCTCAAATCTGGGATATGAAGTACCGGCTTAAAACCCAGGACGGCAATCCGATTGACGTTGATGTGACGGATACATGGCGCAGGGTTGCGGCGGCACTGGCGGCTAACGAGACGGATCGGGAATACTGGGAAGCCGAATTTTATTCGGTGCTGCAATCGTTCGGTTACATTCCTGCGGGGCGCATCAATGCTGGCGCGGGCACTGATCGCAATGTTACGCTGTTCAATTGTCTTTCGGCTGATACTGAAATTGTAACCGCTGAATACGGCTTGGTTAAAATCGGTGAAATTGCAGGAGAGATTGTCAGCGTTATTGACGGCAAAGGGAATTGGGTTGTTTCTCCGATCAATAGCTTTGGAGAACAGCCCGTTGCGCCTGTTACTTTGCATGGTGGGCACAATAAGCGTCAAAAGCAAATCGTAAATGCTACGGCTGGCCACAGATGGATCATGCATGATGGTTCCGAGAAAACTACGAAAGAACTGGTAAGCGGCGATATTCTGGTTTCTGTTTCCCGTTCCGACGTGGATACGTCATCGGATGACTACGTTGCGGGCGTGCAGCATGGCATTATTTACGGCGACGGAACGGCTGGGTACAAGGGCAAATTCACTATCCGGCTTTGCAGCGAAAAGTCTGAGTTGTCCGGGTTCTTTTCGAATTGGCATAGCACTATGCCGCCGTCGAGTGGCGGTGATGTTCATTACTTCGGATGTAATGGGCGAGATATGAAGTCCCTGCCCGTTTTTGGTGAGAGCGTAAATTACCTGACGGGGTTCCTGCGTGGGTGGATGGCGACAGATGGCGCTGTATGCGCGCGCGACGGCAAGGCTATCATTTCATGCGGGGCCGATGAGGTTGATTGGCTTAAGTCATTTGGCGCGGTATCGGGCTTTGAATTTGCTTATGCAACCAAATTGCCGGATCACACCAACTACGGAAAGCGCAACAAAGCTATCTACAATGTTTCATTCAAGAAACACACTCTGGCGAAGTTTGACTTTATCCGGTCAAAGCACAAGGATAACTTCACGGGTGCCCCTGTAACATGGACTGTGGATAACGTCGGAGAATACGGGGAACCTGAGCCAGTTTTTTGCCCCCGTGTCACGACGACTGACAGCGTTCAACTTGCAAATGGGGTTCATACTGGCCAGTGCTTTGTTATGGGCACTGTGCAGGATAGCTTGGCTGGCATCATGGACGCGCTTAAAGAGGCAGCGGTCACCATGCAAGCTGGTGGCGGCATCGGCTATGACTTTTCCACGCTGCGCCCGGTTGATGCGCCTGTAAAGGGGGTTGCCGCTACGGCTTCTGGCCCGCTTAGCTTCATGGATGTATGGGATGCAATGTGTCGTACTATCATGTCTGCGGGTGTTCGCCGTGGCGCGATGATGGCAACAATGCGCTGTGACCACCCGGATATCTTCAAGTTCATTGATGCCAAGCGTGATCCGGCGCGCTTGCGCATGTTTAACTTGTCTGTTCTGGTGACTGACGAATTTATGGCGGCGGTGAAGGCTAATGCCAAGTTCGATCTGAAGTTTGACGGCAAGGTTTACAAGACGGTATCCGCCAAGGGTCTTTGGGATCACATCACGCAAGCGACTTATGCTTATGCCGAACCGGGCGTGATTTTCATTGACCGCATTAACGCCATGAACAATCTGGCCTACTGCGAGACTATTGCGGCGACCAATCCTTGCGGGGAACAGCCGCTTCCGCCTTATGGTGCGTGCCTGTTGGGATCAATCAACATGGCGGCAATGCTGACTGACGACTTCAAGATTGATACGAAAAAGTTGGAGCGGCATGTTCGCATTGCGGTGCGGATGATGGATAACGTGATTGACGTTAGCCGTTTCCCGTTGCCAGCGCAGGAAGCCGAGGCTAAGGCCAAGCGGCGTATCGGTCTTGGCGTGACTGGCATTGCGGATGCCATGGCACTCGGCGGCGTGGTGTATGGGTCTGATGAGGCTGCGGATTGGCTTGATGCCGTGATGCGCTCTATTGCGGTCACATCCTATATGGCATCTGTGGAGCTAGCCAAGGAACGTGGCTCATTCCCCTTGTTTGATGCGGATGCGTTCCTTGCTTCTGGCAACATGCAAGGCATGCCGTCCGACGTGCGGGACGCGATCCGCACCCACGGCATCCGCAACGCGCTGCTGACCTCCATCGCACCGACCGGCACGATCAGCCTTTACGCGGGCAACGTGTCGTCGGGGATCGAACCTATCTTTGCCTTGGAGTATGACCGCAAGGTGATGCAGAAGGACGGCAGCAAGGTCACTGAGACTGTGCGGGATTATGCGGTTGACAAGTGGCGGCGCGCCAATCCGGGGCAGGCTTTGCCGGGTGCGTTCGTGACGGCCCAGACGTTGCCGCCGATTGCGCACCTTCGGATGCAGGCTGTGGCGCAGAGATGGGTTGACAGCAGCATTAGCAAGACCATCAACCTGCCGGAAGATATCTCTTTTGAGGATTTCAACCAGGTATATTTGGACGCGTGGGATATGGGGTGCAAGGGGTGTACGACGTACCGGCCTAACGCGGTGACTGGCAGTGTTTTGGAAGTGAAGCCGGAAAGCCAGTCTTGTGAGTTGCGGGTTGACCCCGAGACAGGGCAATTGATCCGCAGTTGTGAATAAACCAAGTTGACAACCACTGACCCCATGCTGTAGAGATACGGCATGGGTTTTTCCGTAGGAGGGAAATATGACCGATACTGACAAACTGATTGCCGATCTGCGCGCTGAGAATGCGCGGCTACGTGAGGCGTTGCAGCCATTCTTGGCTTTCTGGTCGAAGGCAATGGAAGGTTTTTCCCAAGGGTGGGAAAGCCGCCACAAAGGCCAGCATGTTTGCGGGTGGAACTACGCATGTCTGTACACAGACGATTTCATCAATGCGCGCGAAGCCCTCGCCCAGCAGGTGACAGCATGACCGCGCCGGAACGGATCTGGGCCGAAATCACCGATACAGATTATCGGGGCGTTGGCGTCATGGGTGAATGGTTCTACACGCCGAACGGTGTGGGTGTCGAATACACCCGCGCCGACATCGCCCCCACATGGCGCAGCATCGACAGCGCGCCGAAGGACGGGACGGTGATCTTGGGGTGGTGGAACTCGGAATGCATCGAGACAATCACGTTTCGCGGCAATGCTTGGACGTGGTCCAGCGACGGCGATAGCTGGTCGCATGGCGGTGGCCCCACCCACTGGATGCCCCTTCCCCAGCCCCCGGAGGACACGAAATGACCGACCCGCTTTTCACCCACATGTTCGGCAGCGTGCCGGAGGATGTAGCGCCGAAAGCGCCCGGACTCACCCCCACGATCACCCTGCCCCGCGCCGAATACGACGCCGCCGTTGCGCAGGCCCGCGCTGACGGAATGCGGGCGGCTGTGCAGGTCAAGCCGCTGGTGTGGGGAATGTCGCATATCCCATCGTGGAATGGCGACTGGCATACGGTGCCGACCGGCTACACTGTTCGCTGCGCAGATGAGAACGGATGGAAGTGGCAAGGCAATAGCGGCCATGGCTATTCGCATTCTTCCGAAGCCGCCAAGTCCGCAGCCGAAGCCGACCACAAACGCCGCATCCTCGCCGCGCTGGCCCCCGCCCCTGCTTCGGTCAACGTTCTGGACCAAGCACGCAAAGACGCGTTCATGATCGGCCAGGCGTGGATCAGGGTTATGCCTGACGGCGAATTGCAACTCATCGACCCAAGCAACGTGATACTGACCCCCGCCTCCACCGCCTCGATCAGCGCGCGCAGTGCTGTGGTGTCTGTGGTCATGGCGTGTTGTCCTGTGCGATGGCGGTGAGCGTTGCGTACAGGTCCAAGTTTCGCCCAGCCGCGTGCATCGCCGTGATTGTTTTTGTTTCCAGCAGCACCCGCGCGGCGGCGACGTGCGGAGGGATAGTGGCGATGGCGCGCATGGCCTTTTGCTGGCCAGTCACCGTCATGCCAAGCGTCTTGACCAGCGCCGCCGCACACGCCTCCACCGTCACAGCCTGCACCGCGTCACGCTCGGCCATGACCCGCATCCTGGTGCGCTGTTCT